TTCTAGGCATATATGAACTCCCTAAGAATTCTATACGATGCTGTCACACGTAAATAAAAACGCACGCCCATTGGGCGTGCGTTCTTGTTTCTTTTCCGGAGAATCAGTACTGCAGAACGCAGTTGTCAAACCTAAGCGTCAAGCTAATGGTGACAACTTCATCGCCGCCGTAATCAACATCACCGAACTTGGCATTCTCAATGAACGCGCCCTTGATGTCCCAGAGCTCCACGACGGTGCCAATGGGATCAAGCATCTTCAATTGAATGTCACGTTTGTAGAAGTCAGCATATCCGCTTCTGCCCGATACGGACTCGTGATGCGTACGGATCCACTCCATCACCTGTTGCGCGCCCGAGGGTGCGATAGGATCGTGAAGGTCAACGGACATCGTGTCAAACTTAAGCTTGCTTGAGATGTAGCGCTGAGTGTTGATCCAAGGAATTTCCTTGCTACCCATTGTGAAGCCCGGGCGACCTGCCTTTCTGATGACGAACGAGTCGATGCCTTCGATCGCAAAGATCCAGCGATGCTTTCTCTTTGGCTCAAACTTATTAGGAAGCATGTCTGTAACTGACAGTGTCTCGGCCATTTTAAATCTCCGTTTTCTTAAATCTATCTATCATCATGTTGCGGATGATGCATTGATTACGAAATCTAGTTGGATGAATTCCGCGACCCTGGTGGGCTGGAGGAAGATCTTCCCTCTGATTGTGTTATTATCGATGTCTGCTTGAGTTGTTGTCGATGCATCGATGAGGACTCTGTATCTATCGACACCAAATCTTGATTGGACATCTTGCATGATGGGTGCGACCAATGCATTGAACCTTGCCAGTGTTGCCTGTGTGTTGGGCTCGAACAGGAGGCTGTTGGCAACTGCTCTGACTCTACGTCTGACGTCGATGAGAAGCCTTCTGACGTTGACTCTGTCAAGTGAAGAAGCCGCTCTAAGGAGTGTCTTCTGTCCCCACACAAGCGTTGGACTGCCGTTTGTCGACAGTCTAACGATTGGATTGATGTCTGCATCGTATATGGTTCCAAGAGTATCAGAGTTCTCTGACAATGGAACTTTCAGGCCTCCGGATGAAGCTGGGATGACGCCACGTGTTTTACCTGCAGGTGCGTACCAGGGTGCATATGTGTCGTTCAATGCATAGGCAGCCAAGACCGCTGCCGAAGGTGGGACTGTGACTTCACCTACGGCGCTGTCTGGCGAGAGAACGTTGAGGTCTGGGAAGTATGCAGCTGCGAATGAGGTGTTGAGACCTCTTGACTTGAAATCTGTAACAGTGTTTGTGACGTTTGGCGAATCAGACCCTGTTATGTACTCATTGTTGTCATTCTTCTGCTGGATATCCATCAGATATAGAGCGTCAAACCTGTTCTCAACCGCTGTGATAGCGTAGTTTGTTACTGTTGGCGTTCTGATGCCTGGAATTGCCAGAAGCTGCATGTTAACATCGGCTGTACTTCCCATGATGTCAATTGACTTCTTGTAAGCAGCAACCGTAGGACCGTTTGAGCCACCCTGTGTTGAATCATCAATTTCTCTTACGGCAGCAAGATCTGTAAGATTTGATTTTTGTGTATCAAATATATTGACACCATCGAATCCGCCCTGCATAAAGAAGGTGAACTTGACATAGCCTCTATTAACGTCATTGCTAAGATCTGAAATTTGGAGAGCTCTTGTCTTTGCAGAATCATCTGTGACAATGCTGCCCTGGCGAATGTATCTTGCGGCATCCCAATCAATGCTCGAAGCCACGCCAAATGCGCCAGTTGTCACCTTAATATTCTCAATTGAGAAGAAATTGTTATTAAAGGTGTCGTTTGCTGCCGTGTCTTGTATGAGGAACTTCTTGTTTGCAGTGTTGTAACTTGGGAAGTACTTGACAAAATTAAGCAAGGAATCGTTGAATACACCCGACTTGTTAAGGTCAGTAGTGCTTTCATCTTTCTCGAACTTTGTACCCCAAGTTAGATCGCTATTTGCTGTGGCGCCTGCAATCTCTTGAAGCGAGAGACGTACAGGAACTGGCGGGATAGTAGCGGTCTGGAGAACATTGAGTTTGTCGGAGAAGATGTCAGAATTTGTTCCTGCGTAAGAGGCCAGGCTGCTACCTGATGTGAAGATATATGCATATCCTCTATAACCTGCTGGAATTGCATCAGTCGGAACGTTACCTGCAAGTAAGTCTTGTGAAAGTTCTATTCTTACAAAGTCATTATTAATAGGATAATCACCAAGGACTGCTATTTTTTGACTTCCATTGGTTCGATCAAAGTCGAAATAAATGTTTTGATCTCCAACTTGAGCTGCTATGTAATTCTCAGAATTTGGATCAAATGTAAGACCTGGGAAGTAGACTGAACTTGCCGAGGTTTCAAGAGGATTTGTTTCTCCATCTTTCAGCGAAAATGTTCTGATTTCAAGATCAAATTGGCCATATGGCTGTGCCGTTGTTGATGGCACAATGTTGCTAATTGAGATCTTGTAATTTGTATCCGGGCTTGGGCGATCTTTTGCGCCTTGGACACCGTCTGATATGGTGTGGACTCTAAAGAGATCGTACTTGATGCCACCGTAATCTTGTGAAACAACGTAAGGTGACTTGGAGTGTGCATACCTATCTTTGAATTGCTCAAAATTGGGTGTTGTCGAATTTGATGTGCCTCTACCGATCGATGATGATGTGATAAAAACGACATCATTCGCAACTGCGTATCTTGATATGATTCCGGACCCTGTAACTACTGCAAGCTGGTCTGCGATATCATACCACGTGTATAGATAGTGACCCTTTTCCTGAATCTTTGTAGGATCCTTATTCAGCATTGTGCTAAGGTAGTTTCCACCTGCTGATGTTGTGCTAAGAGATGCTGTGATAACGTTTGGACTGTCAATTGTCCCCTTGTGCCCATTGAGCATGAGAACAAAGTAATTGTTAGCAAAATCGTATGTGCCTGTTACGGGAGATACAGAATTTGCGAGCGTAGTGGGAGATGCAAACCCATTATTGCTGCTTGACAATGCCAACGACACGCCTGATGGTGTCATGATCACACCGCGTATGATTGGAACAGAGCCTGTCGTGGTTTGCAAATTTGCAGAGGAGAAAATAGTTGAACCAGCCGACTCCGACATGAAGCAACCCAAGAAGTATGTCCTTCCTAGATCTCCGCCTGAATTTGCGTATGGATTTGCAGCTGTAATTCCTGCTGCTCCTGGAAGCTGCTCTCCAACAGTAAAGCCACCATAAGTTACAGAACCATCTGCAGCGCGCTTGTTGCCGTCGCCTGCACCTAAGACTCTGAGGTATATTGCATTTTTATTGGTGCCTCCATTAAGCCAGAGACTGACTGCAATAGGACCGAATCTGGTCCCTGCAAGACCAAACACATTCGAGAAGCCGTTGTACGAGCTAAATGTAAGAGGTACGTACGCAGGGCCTTTTCCAGCAGTGCCTATGACGCCTGCTGGAACTGAAGTCGCCGGACGGGCAACGACGCGAGAATTATCAATCTCTGTTGTCGTCACTCCGGGGTAGTTTAAGATTGCCATTCGATTATCCTCTTAGTAGTAATTATCAGACAAACTCAACGCCTGCGTTCGTAATTATGAAGTCTATCGCAATAAATTCAACAGCTTTCGTTGGGACAACGATTATAGTGCCATTTAGGACGTTAGCCTCGATGTCTCTTTGGGTGTTGTTGGACTCATCCATGATAATTCTGAAGCTGTCTATGCCGCTCTGTGATTGAACCGTGGCGAGCTGCGGAATAAGTTGGTTGACAAAACGTGTTCTTGTTTGTGGCGTGTTAGGCTCAAACACATATTGTAAACCAATTGCTGTAACGAGTCTTGACAGCTCAATCATAAGTCTTCTAACGTTGACTCTGTCAAGCGCAGATCTTGCTATTTGTAGTGTCTTCTGTCCAAAAATCACAAATCCTAAGCCAGGGAATGACGTGATTGGATTGAGTCTATTCTCATAAAGCGTATCTCTATCAGCGCTTGAAAGTCTCACGGCAAGATTTGTCACGTTTGACAATGCTGTCCTATTGAAACCTGCAGGTGCATACCACGGATATGTTCTTGCATCATTTTGTGCTAGCGCACCAAGTGCCACAACTGATGATGGGACTCTAACACGTTTACCAGCTGTGGTCGTAACTGACTCATCGAAGATTGAAGCATCTGGGAAGTAAGTTGCGACATAGTTGTTATTAATGTTCCTGAGTGCGAATTGTCGTACAGTGTTTGTGACATCAGGCAATGTTGTATCAAATATTCTTGTGCCTGTGTCGGTATACGATGGAATGTCCATCAGGTATATGCCGCGGGCATAAGACCTTGCTCTTGATGACGCATAATCGGTAACTAATGGGTCTCTAATGCCGGGAACTGTTATGATGTTTGCGCGTGAAGATCCTGCATCTGTGATTATTTTAGTTGCGGTCCTGTATGCGCTCACCAGCGAGTTGCTTGTTCCGGCTGCAAAATTATTAGCAGAAACATTCAAACCAATGTTTGGACTTGCAATTGCTTTTCCGCCAGATTCAGATGAAGTCGACTTATCATTCATTGCTGCCATATCTGGATCTAGAATGTTGAGACCGTCATACCCACCGTAGAACATATTTGTAAACTTCATGTAAGGTGAGAATCTGTTGAATATAGAAGCTGATGAGATCAGTGCCAGTGATCCAAATGTCAGTCTTCCTGAGAGTCCTCTGTCGCTTATGGTATTGTCTGTAGCAGAAGGTGTTGCATTTCTGATGTAGACTGCATTCACCATGTGTTGCTCTAACGTTCCTGTCAAATCTGTGAATGCTGCTTGAAGTGCTGTCCTTCCTGCCTTTGCGTTGTAAAGCGCAACTTTTGACAAACTAAATTTGTTGTTATTAATAATGTCGGCGCTTGATCCAGTTGTTATAACATCAAGCAGTTCAATTCCGCTAAATCTGGTGAGAGTTGTTATTAAAGGGTTGAGTGTTGTGGCATAATTTGACTGGAGAGCCGCTGTAGAAACTTGTGCCGTTGTCGGGAAAAGATCTTGCTTTACACCCCAGTAGTAATTTCCATTAGCATATTCTGATGAGCCTGCCGATCCTGTAAATGCCGCAGATGAAGCTGCTGCCGTAGCTCCATCTGTAACCTTGAATCTCATCGGAACGGGAGGTGTGATTGACGATGTTAACGACGTAGCAGAGCCTGCCAAGACTCCAGACAGGCGATTGCTATAACCTGGAAGGTCTGTGTCTGTTAAGCCTGACGTGAGCTTTATGGTCGGTATTCCACCAAATCCAAAAGGTAGACATTCTTCTGGAACTTCTTTAGAAGCAACTGCTGCGTCCATGACAATTCGAACGCGACTTGAAATATTCGCAAATTGTCCTGTGACTACAAAGTTTCTATCAAGCGGGTTTGTCGCATCAAAGTTATAAGTGACCTTCCTGTCACCAATTAACTTTCCGACGTAGTTTGCATCACTAGGATTTAATGTGCAATTTGTATATTGCTCAAGAATCTGTGGCGACCCGTCTGTGTCATTGAAGTCTCTAACAAGAACCGTAAATGTTCCGTATGGATTTCTTGGATCTGTTGAGCGCTTAAGATTTGCAATCGAAATCTTATACGATGTGTTTGCTGATGCGCCGTCCGAGAGCGTCTCAAAATGGAATAGTCCGTACTCTTTACCACCAAAAGGCTGTGATATGAACTTTGTTGTCCGTGCAGTCTTGTATCGTGTATCATATCTGCCAAATGCATCTTTGAAATTGAGGCCTGTGTCGCCAGAATTAGCAGAAGTATTCAAGGAACCCGAAAGGATTGCAACGCTGTTAGTCGCAGAAGAGACTGCAGCGAGATTATTCTCAACGGCAAAGTCAAGATAAAGAAGGTGCTGCTTCTCTTGGAAGAGGTCAGGGGACGTATTCAGGATATTTGAGATGTATGCGGGGTTTGCGGGATCAAGTGAGGCTGTGAAAACTTTAACACTTGAGTAACCGTCAGCTGAACCGTAGCTAGTTGCAGATGAAGAAATAACAATCTTGAAAGTATTGTAATTGTCTGCCGAAGTCGTTCCTTGAATGGACGCTGCATCATCTGCCGTGTTTGTAGGAGAATAATTCTGGTCGTGACTTAAGATTTGAACTCTGGTTCCTGTCGCCGTGAGTATGACACCTCTAACTATGCTAGCTGTTCCTCCGCTCGCGGGCGTTGTAGCAAAGCTATTATTGTCAATAAAGACTGGGAATGAATTTGCAACGTCTGTGGCAACATCGTGTTTTGCGACTAGAAACTGAACTGCGCCTTGTGTGCGTCCGTCAGTTGGGACAGAAACTGCAGAACCCTTAATTACAAATCCAGCACCTTTAACTGTGCCCTGTGTCTTAGTGGTCGATGCATCTCCGAGAGTAGCATTTGCCCCTGCTCCGAGTGTCCTCACAAACGTGAGTGCTCGACCATTTCTAAAAAACTCCTGTGTAGAAAAATAAGAGTTATTCCGTTCAGATGAATTGCCTACGAATCTTTCTTTGTACTGCGCCAGGGATGTTACCGTCGTCGGAACGAAAGCTGGACCGATTGGGCTCGGACCAACGACACCTGCAGGGGTTGCAGTTACTTGTTCTTGGGTCGGTGCCGATAGATCGATTTCAGTCTCGAAAAATCCGGGCGAGCGATAGGTTGTCTCAGCCATTTTTTCTCCACTCACACTTTGATTATAAATATCCCATCACTTTGAAGAATCACTAAATCTTCTCGTCCTCTACAAATGTGACCTTTCTAGCAGGGATAACCTTCTCTCCGGCACGAACATCGTTGTATAGGATGCGTTGATATTCATATCTATTACCTGACTTGACTGCTGCTTTGACACG